CGTCAGCGAGTAGAGATGGGTACGCGCTACGCCGGCACCACCGCCGATGAAGCCCTGAAGGCCGTCATCGCTGCCGAAGTCAACCATGGCATTGACCATGAAGCTGAGCGAGCGTGCATTGCCGCGCGTGCTGGCCACAGCCGGCGTCGTGGCGTAGGTGTTGACGTCCGTATAGGCGCGCTTGTAACCAACTTCGCCTTCCAGGCGGAACATGCCGAAATCATAGCCGATGACGCCATCCACGTCATAGCCGGTGTTCGTGTTCCAGGTCGAATTCGAAGTCGGAAAACCGGTGACGGTCGTGTCCATGTCCTCGATGATCATCCCACCAGCGTGGGCACCGACGTACCAACTGTCCTCGCGAGCCAGCGCCGGCGATGCCAACGCGGTCGAAGCGAGTGCGATGGCTAAGCCAATCTTTCGCATGTCATTCCCCTTTCATTATTACACTACGAACTGCACAACACCGTAAGCTGCAGAAAGTTTCGTTGCAAGTACGCAAATCATTTCACCTAGACGAAAACCCCCGAAGTTGGCCGTCTGTACGGGTCCGTACCCGCCTCTAGTGAGATGCGAAAGCTAATAATGCCTTAAGACGCAAGAAGGCCATGTGTCTGCAGCGCCGTCAAAATCGCTACGACCGCCGCTCTTGCCTGGCTGTCGATCACGGCGCCTCCGCTGGGTGCGAGAATGGCGCCCTGTTGCGCTCCAACGACCCGGATGTTCGCAACATAGAAGCCGTCCGGACGGATCGCATCGTCACGCCACGCACTGCCGTCGTGAAGCATAAGCCGGTCGCGGTCGACCACATGGCACCGCCATCCTGCCCCCGGCGCGGCGAAGCGCCAGCCACCCGCTGTCCATTGCGCGATGTCGCCAGCATGCCCGGTCCATGCGCCATCCGGGGAGGCCGCGACAATCCAGCACGCGCCAGGGGACGGCAACGCTGGCGGCGTTGCGACGTCGGCCGACAGCGCGACCGGCTGGACGAGCCCATCGAGCGCCTGCAGGGCCTCGTTATGCGTGACTTCCTTTTGCGCCTGCCCGGCGGACAGAAACGGCAGGGACAGGCGCGCGCTTGTTTCGTCGCTCATCGATCATGGCTCCTTGCTACATGCGGTTCGTTCAAAGGGGCAGCGATGCGATCACTGGATCACCGGGGCCGAAGGTGCCGCGCTGCCGCACCTGCAAGCCGAGTGTCGGAGAGCCTGCAAGGGCCTGATCGTCAGCGAAGGCATCCGGCGGGTAGAACCAGAACGGCTCGCTGACAGTCACCGATCTGAGCACATTGCCGTCGGACACGGCCTCCAGAACGTAGGACTCCTGTTCCTCGGCCAGAGGCGCGTCATTCCCGTCGCTCCAGGCCCAACCCAACCGGCTTCTGCGGATCCAGCCGATATTGAAGCCGGAGACAGGACTGCCCTCCACGCGCAGATGGACCGGCGACGGCGGCGTCAATGCCCGCCCCGCAATCGTGCGCTGCACGCCGGTCAGACTGGTGTCGCCAATCCCCTGCGCGGCCATCTCCAGGGTGCGTCCGACCAGCGTGGGGCTGCCGCTGACAGGGAACAGCACCTCTTGCTGGAGAAGGATGAACGGCTCGCCAGCCAGATGCGCCTGGATCTGCCGTTCCGTGCCACGCCGGCCCCGCAACAGGCGGTTCAGGCGATAGGTACGCGGTCCGATTTCCTCGGCGCCGCCGAATTGCAGGAGTTCCTCGCCAACCATGCAGGCGTTGGCGCCGTTGATCAGGGCCGCATCGCTGACCGGTGACAGTGCGGCGTCGCTGTCATGAAGGACCACATCGACCGATGAGGCGGTATCGATCAACGCGGCGGAGCCGACCGGGAGAATGGAGGCCGTCACCCCCAATATGGCGGCGTGCCTGATCGCACCAATTTGTTCGTAGCTGTCGTCCGCTTCATCCTTCAAAAACAGAACGGTCGAGCGCCACGCCCGGCTCCCGCCACAAGCGGCCGCGAATATCTGCGGCGTCTCCACCAGATTGTCGGTCAGTTGCGGGGTTTCGATCAGCACCAGATGGGTTGGCCCAACGACACGGTCGTGCTGACGGACATTCTGGCCAGGATCGGCCGTGACGATGCTGTCATGCGTTCCGGATGGCACGGCCATGAGCGTCAGCCGGACCGCGGCGCTCTCCCATTCGAGGGTCTCGATCCGCCAGTTGCCGCCCTGCCCTTCGATCGACACGACATCACCAGGCAGATGGGCAAGTGCCCGCCAGCCGCGTTCCATCATCACCGTGCGGCGTCCCAGAAACCGGCGTCGCAGCAATTGTATCGCACATTGCCGCGCCGCAGTGGCACCAAGCACCGCTGGCAGATCGATCAGCACTTCCTCGCGGCCAGCGCCCTGGCGCTCGGTCGATTGGATGCCGGTCTGATAATCACGCTCGGGGTCGTAGTAGCGGACCGACAGCCTGCGTGGCACGCGATCGAGAGGCTGGCGTTCTTCCTCCCTGACCGCCAATGCCCGACCGTTACTCGAACGCAGATCCTCGCCGTGCGCAAGCTGGTCCGTACTGGCGATACCGGCGGTCAGGCACAAGCCGGTCGAATCTCCGCGCAGGAGCAAGGCATGGCCATCGAGCAACGGGGAAAGCGCGTCGCCGGCGCTCTCCCCTGCCGCGGCATAGCCATCCACCAGGGGTTCCGGCGACGTGCCTGCAAAGGCCAATGCCAGGCCATCACCGAGCGACGACGTAATCTGGCTGAGCGAGACCGGCTCCTCGTCGGCGATGATTTCAAAGGTGAGCGAGGGGATGCGGTTGCCGAAATCGGCAAGCTGCAAGCCTTCGAACACGGCATAGGCGAAATCCCGGGACGCGGGCGTCACGGTCTCGCCGCAGTCCGCGACGATCAGCGGATCGGCCGGCTGGTCGGGCGCGCCATCATAGGCCCGAAAGGCGCCCACACCCGTCTTGAAGTCGCCGGCTTCGCCTCTCAACAAATTGCCGTCCGCCCAGATGCGCCCGATCCGGCCGATGCGCCGCGATGACAAGGCAACGGCAAAGCTGGCGGAATAGCTGAACGTCGAAACGCTCGGTTTCCCCTTGCCACCGCCCGATGTCGAACTGCTCTCGATCAGGTCTGTTGCCCAGATGACAGTCCCCGCCACCCGCATGCGCCCGAAAATCTTCGGAACCTGGGAGCCATAGCTCGACGTCTGGACGCGCAGGTCGGCGATGCGCGGGCCCTGCCGGCCTGCGGGCTTGAAAATCTCCGCGTCGATGGCTTGGCCAACCATTGCGCCAATTGCCCCGCCGATCGGCCCGCCGACGATAGTTCCCACGGTTGTCAGGATGAGCGTGGCCATCAGGCATTCCCTCCCTTCTGTTCACAGCCGCCAGCGAAATGCCAGCGTGACAATTCAGTCCATTCAGCGGGCATCGGCATCACCACCACGCGCGCCAACCCCGCATGGGCGTGGATGACGCGGTCGATGGCATCGATGACAAGATGCGGTTGCAGCGCGTTGATCCGGACGACGACGATATCGCCCGGGCAGCAATGCTGGGCGGACGCGAACCCCGCCTTCCCCATCCAGTCGCCGACACGCGGCGCCGGGCCGGCGCGCAGCCTGTACGGGGGCGGCTCGTCGACGCGCAGGCCCGCTGCCCGCACACTCAAGAGCGCCAGGCCGACACAGTCCACGCCCGTGGCGCGGCTGCGCCCATGCAATCGAAATGCCGTTCCCACGAGATCGAGTGCGGCGGCCATGATGCTATCGCCGATATGCATCACGCCCCCGGATACCGGGTGAGCAGATCGGTGCCGGGAAGATAGGGTTCCCCCCTGAAATTACCCGCATTACCGAAACGACTTGAACAGGTCGCAATGCGTTTGTCACATCCCTGCTGAAGCAGCGCCAACGTCCCCGGCGGGATCGATCCGCCCGGTGGCTCCTCGAGCAGCAACAGTCCCGGCTCGGCGCCGACAATGCCTTCCCACAGACCGCTACGGGGTCCGCCGAGCCAGCGCAGACGCCCGTCGACAAAGGGCGCGCCGTCAAGGCCCGCGATCAGAACCTGATCGCCGTCCACGGAGTCCACGCGCAAGATTTGCCGCCGTGGCGCCATATCCACCCGGCATTGCGCGTCGCCCAGTGCGGCCCGGCAAGTCGGGGAGGTTGTCGGCACGATCGCCCCATTGAAGACGGCCTTGCTGCCATTGAGGGTGGCGACGAATGCCCCGTTCTTTTGCCGGACAGGGCCCAGGGTGCCCCGCGCCAGCTCGAACCAGAGGGTGCCCGGCTCCGCCCATTCGGTGAGATACAGTACCACCGCCGCACCATCCCACCGCCCCTCGGCAAGGTCCTGCGCCGATATCGAAGCGCTGGACAGGGCGCCCTCCACATCCATGATGCTGGCGTCGAGCGTACCGGTCTGGCGGATGGCGGACGGCGCCATGCCCGGCGTCGCAGCATAGGCGAGATTACCGATCCGCAATGTCTGGTCATGGCTGGTCAGGCCGAGCGTGACGCCATCCCTGCGATCAAGACGCCAGCAAAAAGCGAGCGTACAGAGCGGCTTGGCGAGGATATCTGCGACACTCATTCGCGGACCTCCACCAATGGCACCGACGCCACATCGCCTGCCGCATAGGTCTCCCCGCCGACATCAAGGCTGTCCTGCTCGAAACGAACCGGCACGTCGAAGGCGAAGCCAGCAGATAGGATCGCGCCGTCCGCCGGCGGCGTATCGAAGATGACCTGCCCCAGTTCACCCACCTGCCAGCCGGAGACCTGTTCGACGCCGCCGACGGCGACCCGCACCGAGCCCGTTCCCGGCCGGGTGATCCGGCGGACCTGCGGGTCACTGCCCTCGCCATAATATTTGATGAGCTGGAACGCGCTCGCCGCGCCGTCCCCCTGGCCGATATGCTGGTCGAGCGGGCTGATCGCCGCGCCCCATGCCGCTGAACTATGATCATAGGGGTCGGTGAACCGAAAACCTCGCGCGGCCCCGCGCCGCGCCCGGAAAAACGCGATCAGCACGGCGAGGTCGGCTTCCGACCTTATGCCCGGCCCGGCATCGAAGCGCATGCGCGCGTCGGCCCAGTCGCTGCTGCGCTGCTCATGGCCGGAGTGGGTTTCAACGGTCTGGGTCGAGAAACTCGGGGATACGCTGGCCTTGCGCCCGATATCGAGGGGGAAAGGCACGTCATCGAAATGTTGCACGTC